TGAGACGTTTCCATCGGCCGCCAGCCCTGAGTCAAGTCAAGACAATGCTTGGACGATCTTAAACGGAGTATGGTTTTGTGGAACGTTCAACGGCGTTCAGCAAATGTATGTCACATCAAGCGGTGCAAGCGAAACCGATTTCGCAAGAGTTCGCTGTGATGTTGCCGTAAGCGGGTCCACACATCCAGGCCAAGCAGTTGTGTTTGATTACCTTAATGCCGTAGGACTTAATTCATCAAGCGGCGGTGCAAGGATGGGTGCACTGCTTCAGTACTCAGGAGTTGCTGACACAGGCTATGCTGTTGTATGCGATGCCTCACGAACTGCTGCACCATTCGAGTTTGACATACGCGTCTATTCAATAAGTGCCGGCACTGTCACAGAGCTACACGAGACACTCGACGTCGAATGGAACTGGGGTGGCGGTGGAGGCGCCAGTAATGTACTGATGTGGTTCCGAGTTCAAGCCGGCGTGTTCTCCTTATGTGTAGGAACTGACGAAACTAAAATCTGGACTTGGACTGACAGCAACACATCGAGGTTCTCAGGCGAGTATTCAGGGGTCTGCGGAGATAAAGGATCAGTAGCCACTAACGTTGCGCTTAACGAATTCCGATTCTTTAACATCGATGACGCAACGTCGACGTTGTTCAATGATAACGCTACACCTGAGTCTGACCTTTCAGATTCAACGTCTGAGTTCAATGACACAGGCGACACTAATGTCTACCAGAACATTTATCCTTATGTCTTCTGTGCGAGGTACAGAACTGAAAGCAATAACTGGAAACATCGTGCATCAGTTGAGTTCACAAGATCAGGAACGAACCTTAAGCGATGGCTGTTCCCAAGATCAAGTTACTCAAACTCAGGCAACGCGTTTGTAGATAATTTCACAGATGGTAATGGCACAACCCTAGCTTCGCATACTCCCGACACAGGTACTTCTTGGGCAGTAGGAAGCTTAGGAAGTGGAAGTGCAACTATTCAATCAAACGCTGTAAGATTCTACGGGCAAGTTGATGTTCGTGACTGGTTGGCCTTAGGAGTATCAGGCGTTGAGTCGTGGCACAACTACTTGCAGGTTAACATCCTCCAGTCAAGACTTGACAATTACGTTGGGACAAAGACAGTTCGTCAAGGACTTGTCGTTCGTTACTGGAATCAATACGATATAACTGTTGCTTACCTTGAACCTATAGGCACATTGTCTGCTTACTTAAGGATCGCAACGGTAACGTGGCGTAACACCACGCAAGAGACCACAACAGTACTTGCGTCTGTGCCTGTGAGCTTAGGCGATGGCACCACCTGGGACCAGCTTGCTGTATGGGATCTTAACGGCCACATCTATGTTAGGCATCAAGCAGAGATAGACGGTGTGACAATTCAAACTTGTGTCGCAGCTGATGCTTATGATGATGTCGTTAGTCGATATGAAATCGATGGTACACATCAACTCGTAACAGACGACACTTGGGGTTGTGGGCTGTATGCCTACGATGGTACGCCGTTCGCAGGTTACGTTGAAATGCACTGGGACAGTTATGTCCATACTACAGACGCATCAGTTAACCTTCAAGCAGACGATGCTGACACGGATTTCTATGCGGGATTCGTTCCTGTCATAGGAGCTGACATACCACCTCAAGGATTAACAGGAACCGATCTTGGGTTTCTTGTGCGAGGCACTTGGCTGCCTGTGGATGACTATGACGTATGGTACAATGCTTTTGCTTTCCTCAAGTTCAACATCCCAGCCTACTACTTCTACTCGATCAATCAGCAACTGCCGGCGTTTATTCAAACAGCGTTCTGGCTTGTGCACGAAGGACCTGTCGCCCAAGTACTTGCTCCATTACAGCAAGAGGCCTTTTGGGTTAACATCGCAAGCATGGAGCAAACGCTTCAAGCAATGCAACAAGCGGTCACCGCCTCTGTGCCTCCACAATCAGTATCGCAAATTGATTCGTTACTTGCGTCCTTAAGAACGGGCATCACGGTTTATAATCCTCAGTCAGTTGCTGAGGTTGAATCGATACTGCCGACGCTTACACAATCAATCCAAGCCTCTTACGATTATGTCTATGAGGCAATTCAAGACTTGCCCGCCTTTCAGCAAAGCCTTGCGGCCGCTGGTGAACATGCTGGAGCCATCAGTACTTATCTTGCAATGCTGTTGACGAATGCTGAAGTATATCCTGAGAACAGCCTAGACGTTGAGTCAGTTTTACAGGCTATGGTTTCATCCGCTACGGGTCCTGCTTCTAGCGCGGGACAGATCAATCAGCAACTTCAAGCGATGGTTTCAGAGGCAGTAGTAGAGATCTCAATCCTATCGAATATAGCTCAATCCTTGCAACCTATTAAGCAAGAAGTTTACACAGCATCGATTCATCTTGCAAGCATATCGTCTGACTTCCCTGCAATGTCACAAGGCATGGAAGCCATCATCGAAGTTGAAGCGGCAGTCAATTCTGTTCTTGCTGCTATCGATGCTGTCGCAATAGGCCGAACCGATTTCTCTGCACAAGTCAATCAAGTTCTTAAGGCAATCAACCAAGCGGCCGCGGCAGCAGCAGACTATGAGGCGACGATCAATCAAGCCTTGCAGCCTCTCAAGTCAGAACTTGATGGGTCAACTGAAATAGGATCATCGATTGCACAACGCCTTGAAGCACTCAACCTGTTCGCTGAGGCAACAGGAACTGAATTCGAGATACGTCAAAACTTAGTCGCCTTACAGATGTCGGCCTTTGCAAGTATCTTAACTGATACTGAGGTTCGTCAAACACTTCAAGCGATGACACAAACAGCTGAGTCCTTAAACGATGTGGCTGCTGCAATCAACACTGGGCTTGGGTACCTACAAGCACTAAGCACTGTGCAAGCAATCGACGACGCCACAATCAACTCCGTGTTAAGCGCAATGTCTAACGCGGGTCAAATAAAAGTTGAGGAACGAGGTATTTATAGAATACTGCTCAAGGTATTCGCTGCTAAGTCACTTGAGCTCAAAACAGAAATGTCCGACGAACTTAAACTTAAGGTATACAAAGATGAGATGCGCCACCTATAGACTCGGTAGTGAGCCAGTCATCGTGTTGATCGTTTATGATCCGGTGACAGGTCAACCCATGAACATTGCGTCAGCTCAAACGATTAAGATGTTCTTTCGTTTTGCTGATGAAGCTGTTATCGAAAAAGTAGCGACACTCCACACAGGCGGAACTGATGGAAAGATCGCTTACCAAGTTAATGGCACAGAGTTCAAAGAAGGTCGATGGAAGGTCGAAGGATTCGTTACCTTAGGCGTCGCTCCTAACGATCAAGATTTGTATTCCACAAGTGCATCCTTTGAAGTTGAACCCAGAATCTAAGATCCTATTATGCTTCCTAAACAATGGACACAGCTTAAGTATCACAGTCAGCAATGCGAAGCCTTTCGTCATCCTGCAAGGTTTAAGCATCTTGCTTGCGGTCGTGGATCAGGGAAAACAGAAATTGCTCGACGACGTATCGTCTGCGCTTTACCCGAAAAGAAGCCGCATCCTGATCCACTTTACTTCTTCGCGTTGCCTACGTTCAACCAAGCTAAGCGTGTTGCGTGGAAACCCATTCGAGCTCTTATACCAGACGAATGGATAACAAAGGAAAGTGTCTCTGAGATGGTTATCGAAACCATCTTCGGTTCCACGCTTTACATTGTGGGTATGGATAAACCTCAAAGACTTGAAGGTGTTCAGTGGGATGGCGGGGTAATCGACGAGTCATCAGACCAAAGACCCGGAGTGTTCGACCTTTCTGTGTTGCCGGCTCTTACACACAGGCGAGGTTGGTGTTGGCGTATTGGAGTTCCTAAACGATTCGGCATAGGCGCTGGCGAGTTCAAGACAGCCTTTGATAAAGGCCTTGAACGTATGGATGGTAGCTTTGCATCGTGGACATGGCCAAGCGCTGACATTGTTGATCCTGAAGAACTTGAGATGCATAGGAACGCGCTTGACCCAAGAGACTTTAACGAACAGTACAATGCGTCTTGGGAGAAGGCAAGTGGTGCTATATTCTATGCCTTTAGCGATGAGAACATTACACCAGCCGCTGTGTATGATCCAAGCAAACCCGTCATCGTCGGTAGTGACTTCAACGTTGATCCCATGTCTTGGGTATTGTGTCATGAGGTTAACGGTGAACTCTTTTGCTTTGATGAGATAAGCTTGAGCAACACGAACACTCGTGAAACATTGGACACACTTTACAATCGGTATAAGACCCATGAAAATGGTTGGGTGTTCTATGGGGACGCAAGCGGAGCCGCACGTAAGACGTCCGCATCATCAAGCGACTATGCTCAAATAAAGAATGATGAAAGATTTGCTCGTAAGAAGGTATTATATCCAAAGAAGAACCCATTAAGGGCTAACAGGTTTGCCGCTTGTAACGCTCTCTTCTGTAACGCTAAGGGTACACGTCGCTTTTGGGTTAATCCTAGATGTACACACCTCATCAGGGATCTTAATCAAAGAGCTTACACGCCTGGCACTAAAGAACCTAACGATTCCGGAAACATTGGTCATATGTCAGATGCACTAGGCTACATCATATACGCTAAGTGGCCTATTCGTATTGTCACAAACGAAGTAGCTGAGGTCGCAGCGATATGACAGCAAAGCAAAAGACACCACCTCAGTTAGTCGCCTACGGCACATCAACTGTTACGACTGACCGTGGTGCCATCGGTAACTCGAACATTGGATTCGATTGGTACACTAAAGTTCGCAAGATGCGTCGTGACCCGACCATCTCGCTTGTGCGTCAGTTGGTAGCAGCACCAGTACTTGCAGCATCATGGTCCTTTGAGGAAACTGAAAACGTTCCTGAAGGCGCTACTGAATTCATCCGACGAGAGATGCTCAAGATCAAGTTCGAGCTCGTAAGAACATCGCTTATGGGTTGTATCGATTTTGGGTGGCAAGGTTACGAAAAGGTATTCGTTACCGACGATGATTCAAACATCACGTACAAAAAGCTCAAGCCGCTGCTGCAGGATATAACAGAAATTAGAATTGATGAACAGACAGGCGCGTTCTATGGCTTGAAACAAGATGAGATCTTGCTTGACTCAAAGGAAACATTGTCTGTTGCATTCGATGTCGAAGGTACCGATTGGTATGGGTACCCAACAATGAAGGTCGCAGAGTCTGCATACAACATGTGGAACGATGCCAACGATGCCGCCAGTCGACACGATTCTAAAATTGCCGGCAGTCACTGGGTGGTTCATTACCCAATGGGCGAAAGCTTATACAATGGTGAGGAAGTATCGAACGCTGACATAGCACGTGACATTCTTGGTAAGCTTGAATCCTCAGGGCGTATCATGGTGCCGCGCGTCATTCAAGAATTCGTTGACTCACAACCTGTTGATGCATGGCACATTGAACTTATCACAGCTTCAAGTAGTGCGTCCTTTACTGATCGTCTCAAGTACCTTGATGCCCTTAAGGTTCGAGCATTCGGATTTCCTGAACGATCAATTCTTGAAGGTCAGTTCGGCACAAAGGCTGAAGCTGGTGAACACGGTGACTTCGCAATCACCAACCTTGAACTTCGACACCTCACGCTTGTTAACTTTTATAACAAGTACTGTGTCAATCAATTGCTTGCCCTTAACTGGGGTCCCAAGGCTGTGGAGACGGTTAAGATCGTTCCTGCAAGTTTGGCCGACACAGAGAAAGAATACCTCAAGCAACTCTACCAAGCTATGATAACGAATCCGGAAGGGTTCTTACAAGAAATCGATAACATCGATCTTGAAGCTGTTCGTGAACGGCTTGGCATTCCTAACATGCCTGCAGACGATGGTCCTGATGCATTAGATCTTTTGAAAGGAGTGCCCAGTGGTACATAGGCAATACATTGGAAATGAAAAGGTTCCTGTGCCGATTGAATTCGCAAGCTTCACAGCGTCTACATCTGTTGTCGCGATCACGTCTCACTTTACTGCTGAGGAACTCGATCAAGCGAACGCTGCTGTGTTCTCTGTGAACGGCGGCCAACTTCATTATCGTTATGACGGCGGTAACCCAACTGGCGCCGCAGGCTTAATGCTTGATGACTCAGGTGGAGACGCTACTGCTGTTGTGTTCGGAGAGGTTAACGTCAAGAACCTCAAGTTCATTAAAGAGACGGGTGGTCCTGACGTAACCGTAAGTGTTCAGCTCGAACGTCGAGGACACATGAATTATTACTAGGAGATCCCGACATGAAGAAGCTATTGACTTTCTTACTAATGCTTAGTGCGTCAGTCGTTTATGCTGGCGACAGTAGAACACTTGTGATCAACGATTCAGGTTATTACTTGATGATCACGCCTCAGACTGCTGCACCTTACTTCGAGAAGATCGACGTTGTCATTGACGTCACGTCCAACGGGCAGACGCCGACTGATCCACAAGAGCCTGACACGCCGGATGAGGATCCTATCGTAAAGGAAGCAGAGCGGATGGCACAGTCCATCGGAAACAAAAAGGATGCCGAGATCGTAGCCGCCGCTTATCTTTTCTTTTCAGACAAATTGGCTTCCGGTGAAATGGATAAGTCAGGATTTGAAACTGCGTTTAAAGTCGCACGTCGTATTGCCGGCCGACGACTTGAGGAGGACTGGTCGCCTGCTTGGAAAGTCTTTGACGAAGGCATGGAAAAGGCAAATGATTTGCCTTCGTACCTCGCAAAGATTTCTGAAGGCTTAAGTAACTATGCCAACGTTGAATCTTCGGAGCTGCTTAACTCCGAACGTGAAGACGCTACAGGCGCGGAGATCTTGTTGATCATCGAAGCCATCGTTCAACTACTTAAGCTGTTAGGGGTGCTCAAGTAATATGCCTTCACGAAAAAGCGATGGATACTTACCGCCACTACGTGAACCTCATAAGGACAAGGTTGAGTACTTGGCAGCCAACGGTTACTTTGAAGGTGACATGCCCGATGCAGACAAGCTCTCCGAAAAAGACACTCTATTCCGAAATGCTACGCTGGCATTCCAAGAACTTGCAGGACTGCTGCCAGATGGTAACTTCGGACCTCAATCAATTCGGCGGACGCATGATAAGTGCTGTGCGCTACCTGACCTTAATCACGGATTCGTGCGTAAAGGAAATGGTTGGGCTGAGTTCTCAATTGAGGAAGCATGCACAAGAAAGTGGGCAACGAAGAACTTAACTTGCACTCACAACTTGTCACACTCTGCTATGTCAAAGGAAGAGATTCACAAGGCGTGGTGGGAAGCAAAAGTTGAGTGGATGAAAGTTTGTGGTATCGTCTTCAAGCATGTGCCTTACGATGGTGCCCGTTCTGCAAACTTTGTTCACAGCATGGAACGTATGGATGGCTCAAGTGGCAAGCTTGCTTATCACTACCTTCCTAACTGTGGACAGCCTGCCGGCTCAACATTGGTTGGTCGATTCGATTCCGGCGAACGATGGAGCTTCAATTTCTTCAAGGCCGTAAGCGGTCATGAGGACGGACATGGCCTTGGACTTGGTCACGACTCGAATCGTAACGCTTTACTCTACCCGTATTATCAGAGAAACGTTATCGTTCCAACAGCACGAGATGCCAAGCGTGTTCAGGACAGATACGGGAAGCCAACAACACCACCTACTGATCCAGGAACTCCGGGACCAGGGATTCCACGAACCTTGGAGCAGCGTGTTCTACAGAATGAACTCGACATCTCAATCAACCGACAATTGATCGAAATGTTGATGTCAGAAAGGCGATGATCCCTTGCGATACATCTTACTTATTGGATTTACTTTCTTGTGCCAACCGGCACTAGCCCAGGTGGTCGTGAAACCCGATGCACGACCTATTTACATTCGTATCGACTCCAGCCCAGTGGAGACGTCTTCTGAGGTGACGTCGTCCAAGGCCGAATCTGGTGCGTCGACGAATCGGGTCGCCGAGTTGGAGAAGGAGGTAAAGGAGTTAAGAGCACTACTTGAGTACAGGCAAAAGCTTAAGGTTCCTGTCATCGACGTTGAACCTGAGATGCCTAAGTTTGCTCCGTACCCAACGACTCCTGCGGCACGTCATTGGAACATGGGCAACATACCTATGACCAATGCAAATCTTATAAGACACTTGATGGGAGAGATTGGAGATCCACAACACCGTGGAAGGTTCAGTCGCGAGTACTTGCAGTACCTTGCCTCACTTGAGAATGGGAACGCAAGGCTAAGAGCCTTACACTCTGATGATCACGACAATGTAATCAGAAATGGTTATGTTCCTGGTCCTCCTCGCTCATCTTTTAAAGCTACACAACGTACTGTGACTGAAGGTGGATGGACTACGGTTTGCCCTTCAGGCAACTGCCCAAGGAGGTAAGCACGGATGTTCACTGACTTAGTGCGAGAGTTTGGTGTAGGAGTCGCCATCGTTATCGCTATCTTTACAGGTGGTGGTTATATCCTATACCGCTTGTTCGCAAAGCAAGACGGGATCTTAACCATCGTTTCGCAAAGGCACATTCAATTCATCGACGTAATGCAGGAGCAGCAAACAAAGTTAACGTCAGCCACCGAACAGTTGGCTACGTCATCAAAGGTTGCCTCTGAGAACATACAGATGATGAGCGCCTCAAGAGACAATTTGCATAGGGCCGCATCACACGCATGCGACTACCTTGAGCAAGTTGCTAAGTCCTTAGACATTGAGGATCAAACGAGGGCTAGCATCAACAACATACGTTCTGAAATAAGTTCGCATTAAGAAAGGGGGTGATCCTTTGAAGTCTAACTGGAAGACCACGGTGTTCGGAGTCTTGGCCGCTTTGGAAGTTGTCGCAATGGAAGTTAAGCTTCTGTTCGATGCTGACCCAGGTACCAACCCGAACTGGAATGCAGTTGTCGCAATCGTTTTGACCGCCACGGGATTGGTGATGGCAAAGGATAACGACAAGTAAGAACTGGGATCGGCCAGTCGGTGGATTTAGGAAGATGAAGCCGGCTGGCTTTTTATAAGGAAAAAGATATGACGTACGCTGTTCGTAAAGACATTGAAAACATCTTCGGCTGTACCAACGTTGACACATGGGCCGACCTTGAAAATAATGGTGATGCGTCATACATTGAAGAGCGAATTGATTGGGCCCTTGAACTTGCAACAAACACGCTCAATGACCACATGCACGAAGGCCCGTACGAATTCCCGTTGACTGCAACACCTTATCCTTCGTCTGTGATATACTACACAGCGATGTCGGCTGGCATACTTCTTTATGATTCACGCGGCCTACGAGACGCTGACCCGGGTAAGGACATTCTTCAAACTCATCGCAACAAGTATACGTCTTGGATAAACGCGGTCCTTGCCGGTAAGTATCGTATAAGCGAACTTGATCGTCGTGATGGAGTTGATCCTTTTCCTGAAGTTGTAACATGACACAAGCACAACAGCTAAAAGACGTTCGTCGCATCAACGCAGCTGGACAAAAGCTTGCGTTAAGAAAGGCCAACGCTATACGTAAGCGAGCTGTGTCTGCCTTTCAACGAAACGAATCGATCATTGAGGTTCGTGACATACTTATCGATGGGTATAAGGACATTCTTGTTCGTGCTATGAAGGTCGCCTATCTTGCTGGCTGGCGACGTATCGAATCTGAAGCACTTAAGCAATCATTTAAGTTCAGCGAACTTGGAGATATGGAACGTGTCCTAGGAAGACTTGCTGATCTTCCAACAGTAGAGGATCTTGAACGCCAACTAGAGTCCCGTGCAATTAGAGTCTTGCAGGACTCCACAGACGAAATCGAGTCTAAGCTTCGTAAGAAAGTAAATGAACTTATAAGCGAAGGCGCAACAACACGGAGAGGAACTCAAGAACTTGGAAAGACATTCGATAGCTTGGGCCTTACCCCGCGTAACTCGTATCAAATCGAGAACCTGTTCCGAACACAAACCCAACTTGTCTATGGGGCCGCCAAGGATCACGCCGAGCAGTCGCCTGAAGTCCAAGAAATCCTATGGGGTTATAAGTATCTTACCGTGGGAGACAATCGGGTTCGTGATGAGCATGAGCGAATGGAAGGTGTTGTGTTTGAAAAGGATGACCCACTGATCGATAGGTGGTATCCTCCTAATGGATGGTCATGTCGATGTCAACTTGTACCGTTATTTGATAGGCCACCAGGCCGCATCAAACGTCCTCCATCTGATGTTCCGGAGGTCGATCCACAATTCGCTTTTCGTCCAGGTAGCATCCTCCGTCCACCTCCTAGCTCAGGCAAACTTGTAGTACCTAAACCTCTGCCTAGAGACCCTTCATTTGATCTTAACGCCTATGAGCGAGCCAAGCAAGATCCAGGCTTAGGTATTGCAGGAATCACCGTTAAAGAATCGGGTCGCATTCAAGTTAAGAAACCACGTAACATATCGATGGCACGTGCACAACTTGAAAAGATTCAACAACTCAGGGACGCGGCATATGAAGCGGCAAATGCTGCAAAGAGTTTGCCTCCTAATTCAGAGGAGAAGGTCAAAGCTGAGTTATTATTGAGACACACGGTTCAACAGTATGAACGTGTTGTGAGGAACGTAAGATCGTTTCTCAATTGAAAACGAAGTTAGTTTTCGGGTATAGATATATATGACAACACCACTAGCCTACAACACTGATGACCTTTCACCTCTCAAATTAAGTGATGAGGCTGAACACGTGTATGAAAAGGAACTCATCTACACTGGAGAGTTCTACACAAAGGAAGGCAAACACTCTGTTACTGCTGAAGACATTGATCATTGGGTTAAAGTCTTCAGTGAAATGAAAGAAAATGATATTGAGGTTCCTGTGCCTCTTGAACATACTGACGACCCTGACAAACGACGTGGCACAGTTGTTGAGCTCCGTGCTGGTGAAGATGAGAAAGGTCGTTATGCTCTCTTCGGTAAGATTAAGTTCAACTCTAAAGAAGACGCCGAAAGAGGCAATCAAGTTAGTGTCTTTGTCCCTCCTAGCTACACGGACGGACTTGGCAACAAATACTATCGACCTGTGAGACATGTGGCTCTCACCGATTACCCTGTTGTCCCCGGGCTTCAAGGTTTCGAGAAGGTCCTCGCTGCATCTTTGACAAAGAAAGCACAACCTATGGATAACCTTATCCAACTCCTGAACGAAGAGTTGGGCTTGGAGCTGGAGCCCGGGTCCAACGAAGCAACGGTGTATGCCGCTGTGAAAGCTGCCATCGACGCCGCAAAACTTGCTCCTCCGCCAGATGATGAAGGCGGTGAAGGCGACGAAACCGATGAAGGCGAAGAAATGGCTGAAGGCGGTGATGACGACTATGACGAAGAAAAGAAGAAAGGCATGTCTGCCTCGCTCGTCAAGCTTGTCACCTCTTCACGCAACACGATCATCGATGGTCTTGTAGATGACTGCAAGATCACGCCGGCTGTTGCCAAAAAGCTGAAGAAGCAATACACTGGCAAAGACCGGTTGACCTTGTCCTTCTCCGAAGGTGAGATCACCGATAACTTCGATGATGTCATCGATGCTTTGAAGGACAACGAACCCGTCATGTCCATGGGTGAAAAGACCAAAGGGCAAACCCTTCCAAAGGACGGCTCAAACCCTTTGCTGAAGGACGCTGAATCTCGTAACTCGTAAGGCCGCCCGTCTTATCGAGTCGTATACTCTTTCTCAAGGAGAATGAAAAATGGTGGTGAAGACAGAAGGAAACGACCCGGGCGAGTTCCTTGCGGAATACTACTCGGATCGTTACAACTTCGAAGAAGTGGATGTCGATGTTCCGACTGGTGCGAACATGGATGTGACTGAGGAAGAAGTCCTCGGCATGCCCATCAAGGACAACGCCGGAACATGGGAGTTTCTTCGAAGCACTGACGAAGCAAACGCCGATGGCGTTCTTATCACCGGACCTGGTACTGACGGAAGCAAAGCGGCCGCCACGACCTCTGGTCCGTACAAGGCGCTTGTGCGAGGTCCTGCAGTTATCGTGCAAGATCTCATTCAAGCGAACGATGGCTCAGGTGTTGCATTCGACACCGTGGCAGAAATTGTCACGGCACTCGAAGCGCTTAACATCGTGTCTCGTTCACAAGTCGCTGTCACGGAAACTCAGACGACGTAGTCTGAGGGCCAGCAGCAGTAACCCATACGCACTAACTTCTTGAAAGGAGACAACAGTGCCCGGAGTACTTGACGTGTTCAGCGATGACGTGTTCGGCACACTATCGTTGACCACCGCAATCGACAAGCTGCCGTATATGCCTAATCGTATTGGCAGCATGGGGCTCTTCCAGGAGACTGGGGTTCCTCACCTTTCCGTAATGATCGAAGAACGTGATGGCAAGTTGTCCTTGCTGCAAACACGAACACGTGGCGTTCGAGATCAACAAGCACCGAACCGCAAGCGTAAAGCTCGCACGTTCGCCATTCCGCATATTCCGTACAGCGATCAAGTGCTGGCCGACGACATTCAAGGAGTCCGACAATTCGGTTCCGAGAATCAAGTCGAAAGCATTGCGAAAACTGTCAACGACAAGATGGCTTTCATGAAGCAAGATCATGAAGCCACCTGGGAATATCACCGACT